GAAGACGAAGAAGAAGACGATCTTGAAGAAAGCTTCAAGCAAAAAGCTGCTGTAGTATTTGAAACAGCAGTTAATGAAAAAGTCTTAACACTTCGCGAAACTATTGAAGCTGAGTACTCTGAGAAGTATGATGCTGATAAAGCTGAACTAGAAGAGAAGTTCTCTGAATATACCGATTATGCTGTTAAGTCATGGTTGGAAGAGAACCAATTGGAAGTTAAATATTCCTTGCGCACAGAAGTTGCTGAGAACTTTATTAAAGGTCTTAAAGGTCTATTCGAAGAAAATTACATCGATATCCCTGATGACGAAGTCAGTGTTGTTGATGAGCTTACCGAAGCGGTTGAAGGTTATAAAGATCGCATCGATGAGCAAACAGAAATGCTTGAAGAACTGCACAAAGAAGTTCTTTCTTATAGAAAGAATTCCGTTGTTGAAGAAGTTACTGATGGTCTAACTGAAACTCAAAAGATCCGCCTAGAGAAATTGAGTGAAAGCGTAGAAGCAGAAACTACTGATGAGTTCAAAGAAAAGTTGGATGCTTTGAAAGAAGCGTACTTCGATTCTCCTGAAATCGCAGCAAAGGCTCTTTCATCTTACGGTGATGAGGTCCATAGCATGAACGAGGGTAATGTTGCTCTCAATGAGGACGGAAGTCCAGTTTCACAGTACGCGAAGTTTCTTTCGAAAACTGTGCTTAAGTAAGAAAAAAAACCTAGAATATTTTAAGAAAACTGAAGAAAATATTAATAAGCAGTATAGTAATAGGAGAATATAACAATGTCATATGACGTACTTACTGAAAAGTGGGCCCCGGTCATCAATCATGAAGACCTGCCAACTGTTAAAGACCGTGAGAAAAAAGCAGTTCTCGCACAAGTCTTAGAAAATACTGAGAAAGCTCTTCAAGAAGAAGCTTCGATGCTCGACGAATCGTCTGTATCGGGTGCTGCTTTTGGTGGTGGTTTCTCTGGTGCTGGTTCTAATGCCACACTGAACGCAACTGGCCGTGCCGGTTACGATCCAATCCTGATTTCTTTGGTACGCAGAAGCGTTCCACAGATGATGGCTTTTGACCTTTGCGGTGTTCAACCAATGAACGGCCCAACTGGTCTTATCTTTGCTTTGCGTTCGCGTTATGCGAATACTAATGATCCAGCTGGTACAGATGGTCTTGGTATCGAAGCAATGTACGACGAACCATTTGCTAACTTCTCGGGTACAGCCTTTAATACTGGCGAGCCTGGAACTCATGCAGCTGGTGGTAATGCTGATACTTCGGGTAACCCATTCGCAGTTAGCCGTGCTCGCAATGATGGCGCTTCAACAACTGACTCCGACCCAATTACGGATACCACAGTAACTCCAGTTAACGATCCATTCGTTGACACAGTAACTGCAAATCCAGGTCTGAACAGTGGTTATGATGCCAATTCTGCTGCTGGTACATCCGGCTATGGCATGACTACACGTGAAGGTGAAGGTGATAACTTCCGCGAAATGTCGTTCACAATCGAACGTACAGCCGTTGAAGCTAAAACCCGTGCACTGAAATCGGAATACACAATGGAACTGGTCCAGGATCTTAAAGCCGTACACGGTTTGGATGCTGAAGCTGAACTAGCTAACATTCTGTCGACCGAAATCTTGGCTGAAATTAACCGTGAAGTAGTTCACACAATCGTTAATCAAGCTAAATACGGTGCTGCTGGCCTTACAAACAACGGTATTTTTGATCTCATCGCTGATGGTCAAGGTCGTTGGTCTGTAGAGCGTACAAAAGGTCTGATGCTTCAGATTGAAAAAGAAGCTAATGGTATTGCTTTCGAAACTCGTCGCGGTAAAGGTAATTTCGTACTTTGCTCGGCTAACGTTGCTTCGTCGCTCACCATGGCTGGCCTGCTGGATTACAGCTCGGGTCTGGAAGATAACCTCGACGTTGATGTTACTTCTGGTACTTTTGCTGCTACTCTGAATGGTCGCACTAAAGTCTATGTAGATCCATATGCAACCAATGGCGATTATGCTGTTGTTGGTTACAAAGGTGATAACAATATGGACTCTGGTTTGTTCTATTGCCCATACGTTCCGTTGCAAATGGTTCGTGCAGTAGCTCAAGAGACCTTCCAACCGAAAATCGGCTTTAAGACTCGCTATGGTATGGTATCCAATCCATTCGCGAATCGTACAGCTAACGGTCAAGGTCTGGTTGCTCCAGCTTCGAATATCTACTACAGAAAATTCCGCATCGACAACGTGTAAGTCCACGTATCGATTTGATTTTCAAATCGGAAGGGGTAGAAAGTTTCTACCCCTTCTTTTTGTTTAGAATCCGAATAAATAACTTATGGCTACATCTTTTAACGACGTTGCATCGAGACAGTTAGAACTATCTTATGCAGCACCACAAAATTTCTTTATGAGTATTGAGAAACTACCTCAAGTAGTTTACACTGTTCAGTCACTAGATATTCCTACAATTAGTGGTGGTGAAACTGATTTACCAAATCCAATTAATCCTGGTGGACTAAGTGTTCCTGGTGATACATTGAATTATGGTCAGTTGAATGCAACATTTCTTCTAGATAAGAATTTTAGAGGTTACAGAACTATCTTAGACTGGTTAAAAGGTATCACATCACCAGATGCTTATGGTCAAAACACAGATTATTTTAAAGATCAAACTAACGATGGTCGAAAAGGTTTTCAAAGAGGCTTATCAGACATTACTGTTTTTGCAGTAGATGCAGCAAACGAACCTCTTGTTGAATGGAAGTTTAAGAACTGTTTTCCTCTTTCACTTGATGGACCACAGTTTAACGCAGCTTTACAAGATGTAGAGTACATGACATCAACTGTATCTTTTGAGTTTGCATACTTTGAAAATACAACCTATACTAGTGGACAGAAGAACAATGATACTATTTAAAGATTACTCACCAATTTCAGAATCGATTCAATATCACGCTGATAATAAAATTCCATTAGCTGAAAATGCCTATCGTATGGGTTCAGATAAATTTCTAGAAGTCTTTAGAGAAGCAAGAGAGCTTTTCAACGAAGGTAAAATTGAAGTTGATGAACACAGTGAATGGTTTCTCACTCAAACTGATGTTGGTGAAGTAGCTGAATATTATGGTCAAATGGTACCATTAGACTTGCCTATGCTAGATGAAGCAGAATATAAAGGTAAAGACGTAGAGCTTAATAAACCTGCTAGAGGTGGATCTAAAAAGTTCTATGTCTACGTAAAATCCGATAAAGGCAATGTTAAAAAAGTAGAATGGGGCGACACGACAGGACTAACCGTAAAATTAGATGATCAAGCAGCGGCAAAATCTTTTCAAGCAAGACACAAATGCTCGACTAAAAAAGATAAGACAAAAGCTGGTTATTGGGCATGCAATATGCCAAAATACGCAAGTCAACTCGGTCTAAAAGGCAATGGATTCAACGGTTACTGGTAGACCCTATAAACAATGGAAAATAAGTCAAAATGTACTCGTTAGAGTTTTTCCTAGAAACACAAATGTACACGAACTCGTCTGGCATAGAGACCACCACGATAGACAGGTCACTGTTTTGGAAGGGAATAATTGGTTATTTCAGTACGATAATGAAATACCTCGGAAACTCACCGATGGTCATGTCTTCGAGATAACCAAGGGTCATTATCACCGCCTCATCCGAGGAGATGGTGAACTTTATTTAAAAATTATCGAAAAAAATCGTCCTTTTTAGGTATTAACCTATTATGGTTGGTTCACTCGGAAGGCGTCCGATGTATATAGATCCAGAGCTTAAAACTGTCGACTAGAGCAGAGCTCCAGCCGACTAAGTTTAAGTACTACAGATCTTCAGCATAAAACATCTTAACTACCTGAGCTACTATATCACTTCTAACAATATCATTAACAGTGAATTTAACTACAGGTGCATCGATGTTATACTTTGCACATAGTTCAGTAAAACGAGATAAGTCGTTACCATTTCTTACATCTGACTGTGCAGGATCACCAAGTAAAATTAGTTTAGAGTTTTCACCAATACGAGTTGTAATAGCTTTAATCTCTTCAAGACAAAGGTTCTGAGCTTCATCTACAATAATGATAGATTTCTCGAAACTATTACCTCTAATAGTTTCTATTGGCTGTACGATCATTTGTTCTTTAGATACCATATATTCGTATCGTCCTTTGCCAAGTCCGTCTTTAAGCACTGACGTAATAGGTTTAAGCCAAGGTTCCATCTTTTCTTCCACAGTACCAGGAAAATGACCAAGAGACTTACCAGTTGGAATATTAGCTCTTGTTAGTACGATGTTAGTGTAACCACCTTTAAGATAGATTTGCGCTGCTTTCATACCTGTACAAAATGTTTTACCAGTTCCTGCTGGACCCACTGCAACTGTCATTACATTCTTCTCGATACAGTCCATTAGATACTGTTGAGTTGTATTTTTTGGTTGAATGTGAAATGCTGCTGATGAGTTAATATCCTGCAAGAATGATTCCTTTTTTGCTCGTTTGCCCATTAAAGACTCCTATAAAAATGAAAAAAGGGACATACAACACTATGTTGCAGTATCCCTTTGATTATAAATGGAAAAATTTCTTAAATCCATGGTATATTTATAGTATGCTTAATCACGAACAATTGCTAGAGATGTGGGAAAAAGACGCTCCCATAAATAAAACTAACTTAGATCAAGAAGCTGTAGATATTCCTAAGCTTCATCATAAGTATCTTAAGATTGTTATGGATATAAGATCTAAGAAGATTGCTTACAATCACCAGTTAGAAGACTTGAAAAAAGAAAAAGAACTTTATTACTCAGGTCAAGCAACACCTGCAGAATATAAAGAAAAGCCTTTTGACTTAAAACTAAAAACTAAAGGTGGTATTGAAAAGCATGTTAACACAGATCCAGAAGTAGTTACAATCAAACAGAAACTAGAATACATGGATGTATTACTAGAAGGCACTAATCACATTATGGATCAAATCAAATGGCGCAATAGTTCCATCAAATCAGCTATTGATTGGGCAAGATTTACTAGCGGGAGCCTATAATGAGCGACAAATATAAGATGATGAAAATGTCTGGCAGCGGTCCAATGATCATTGCTACTCAAAAAGAAGAAGATGATTTTGATTGGTACAATCCTGTAATTATCTATGAAGATGACGGTTCTTATCATCTTGGAACATTTATTGATATTGCCGATCCACACAGTCCATTCTTATTTCACAATATTGATTTTGAATGTACACCTACCGATGAACTAGTTAAAACATATAAAGAATTCTTAAGTGATAACATTCAAGAAATCCAATGATGTTTATCTAACATTTGATGGGGATAGATCAGATATGCAAACGCTTTCTGACTATTTTACTTTTCAAGTTGATGGATATCAATTTACACCAGCGTATCGCAATAAGTATTGGGACGGTAAAATTCGTCTTGCTAATTTACGTGATAGAAGTATCTATGCTGGACTAGTATCAGATATCGCAAAGTTTTCTAAAGACTGTGATATTGATGTGTACTTTGAAGGTACCAAACATGACATGCCAGGATTTGAACAAGATATTCCTGAAGATATGTTTGAAGGGTTTATCAAGGCTTTGAATCTTCATGCGGGTGGTAAACCTATTGAGATGAGAGATTATCAATACGATTCTTTCAAAGAAGCTGTACTTAGACAAAGAATGCTTTTACTTTCACCAACAGCATCTGGTAAATCTCTAGTAATCTATGCGTTGATGAGATGGTGGAGAGAAGTACATGAACGTAAGATTCTTATTATTGTACCAACAATTAGTCTTGTAACCCAAATGTCAAGCGACTTTAAAGATTATTCTCAAGATAAATTTGATGACATGCATATGATTACAGGTGGTGTAGAAAAAAATACAGATAAACGCGTTGTGATTAGTACGTGGCAAAGTATTTACAAACAACCAGCTGGATGGTTTGCACAATTTGGTTCTGTTATTGTAGACGAAGTTCACCATGCTGAAGCTAAGTCTATACAAGGCATCATGAATAAAATGCTGATTTGTCCTGATAGAGTTGGTCTTACAGGTACGTTGAAAGAAGCTAAGACAAATGAACTAGTTCTAAAAGGTCTTTTTGGTTCTGTCTATAAAGCTATTTCAACACGTGATCTTATTGACAATGATCAAATTAGTGATATGAAAATACAATTGGTTCGTCTAAATTATAATGATTCAGACAAAAAAGCCAATAAAGGTAACACATATCAAGAAGAAATTTCTTTTCTTATTACACATGATAAGAGAAATACTTTTGTAGCTAAATTAGCCGCAACACTGCCTGGTAATACATTATGTGTGTTCAGTCGTATTGATCACGGAAAGGACCTTTATGAGAAAATCCAAAGTTATTCGTCAGCAGAGAAGGCGGTCCAGTATGTCGCCGGCGAAACAGACAAAGAAACCAGAGAAGCCACTAGACAATTCGCAGAAAAGAACGACGTAATAATCGTAGCATCACTTGGTGTATTTTCTACAGGTGTTAACATTAAAAATCTGCACAATCTTATATTTGCTCATCCAAGTAAAAGCAAAATCAAAGTACTTCAAAGTATTGGTAGGGTCTTGAGAAAAACTGAAGACGGCAAACCAGCAACTATTTATGATATTATCGATGATTTGAAGTATAAATCTAAAGACAACTACACTCTCAAACATGCGGGTGAAAGATTTAGATATTATACGGAAGAAAAGTTCGACTATAAAATTAGTACAGTCGATATATAATATGGCAAAAAGACAAACAAAAGACAGTCCACACTATGTGAACAACAAAGAATTCACTGCAGCTCTGAAAGAGTATTCAGCTGAATGTCAAAGATGTGATGCAGAAGATATTGAAAGACCTATCATGAGTAGATATATTGGTGAGTGTATCATTAAAATGTCTAATCGCTTGGCTCTTCGTCCTAACTTTATTGGGTATCCTTATCGTGATGAGATGGTTCAAGATGCTATCTTAGCTGGTGTAAGATATGCTGGTAACTTTAAAGGTGATAAGTTTGATAATGGATTTGCTTACATTACACAAGTCTTGTTCTCTCACATGGTTCAACGTATCAAAAAAGAAAAAAAGAAGTATATGCTAGACTTGAAGTTGATTCAAGAAGCAGATCAAAACTTATTCTTAAACTCAGAGTTTGCTGACGTAGCTGGAGAAAAAGCTAAAAGTATTGCTGATCAGAAGATGCAAGACTTAGAAGATCAAAAAGCTGGTAAAGATAAATCAGGTCATTCAAAAGGTGGTTTCACATTAAGATACCACAAGATTCGTAAAGATGCTGAAGAAGCTGCAATTGCTGCTCATCAAGAAGAATATGAAATTGATGGTAAAGTATTCAAAGTGCGTGAAGAGAAAAAAGAAGAATATTGGGAACGCATGCGCAAACATAACAATCCACCAGAATAAGGAAGAAATATGTTAATAGCAATCCTAGGCGATACACACTTTGGTGCTCGCAATCGTAATATCACAATTGAAAAATGGCAAAGAAAGTTCTATGAAGAATTCTTTTGGCCTACTATTTCTGAACAAGGTATTACGCAGATTATTCAGGTTGGAGACTACTTTGACTCTCGTAAGTGGTTGAATATCCAAACAATCGCATTCCAAAAAGAAGTATTTGTTAAACCTTCGCAAGATCATAATGTTACTGTAGATGTTCTTGTTGGTAATCACGATATTCCTTTTAGACATTCCTTGAAAAACCATTCACCTGGACAAATTCTTGGGCCTGAACCAAATATTACAGTGCATGATAAACCTTTTAAAGCTATCTATCATGGACGTGATATCACTTTAATGCCATGGATTTGCAAAGAAAATCTAAAAGAATGTATGGATATCATCAAAGAAGGTGGTGATACTATGATTGGTCACTTTGAAATTCAAGGTTTCCTTATGCATCCAGGTTCATATAGTAGAGATGGTTTAACGCGTAGCGATTTTACAAAATGGAATCAAGTAATTTCTGGTCATTATCACTCACAAAGTAAAGATGGCAATATTCATTACACAGGTACTCCATATCAAATGATGTGGTCTGATGCTGGTGGCAAGCATGGATTTTGGATTTACGATACAGAAACTGGTAAATCTAAGTTTATGAAAAATCCTTTTGATTTTTATCACAAACTTGTGTATAATGATAATACAACTAATGATGAACTAGAAAAGCTAGACCTTAAAGATGCTTTTGTTAAGGTTCAAGTAAACGAAAAAACCGACTTTGAAAAGTTTGAAAGTTATATTGATGCAATTAATTTCCAAGAACCTTTTGATTTAAAAATTATCGAAAGCTTCGAAGAATACAGCTCAGATAATGTAAAAGAAATAATTGAGCTATCTGAAACTACTGACGTCATTGAAGAATATATTGATGATGTCGCTACCACGGCAAATAAAGAAGCCATTAAAAAGATCATGATAGACATTTACCAGGAAGCTTTGCACTTAGATGATAACGTTTAAAAAAATAACTTATAAGAACTTTCTGAGCACAGGCAATAATGGTAATACAATTTACCTGAACCGTACACCCTCAGCATTGATTAGCGGAGCTAATGGTAGCGGTAAATCTACTATTCTTGATGCTTTATGTTTTGCTATCTTTAATAAACCATATCGTAATATCAATAAACCTCAACTAGTAAACAGTGTAAACGAAAAGAACTGTATGGTTGAAGTTGAGTTTGAAGTTAATAAAACTACATACAAAGTAGAACGCGGTATTAAACCTAATAAGTTTAATTTTTATCGCAATGGTGACTTAGTACCACAAGATGCTAGTGTAAAAGATTATCAGCAAAAGCTTGAAGATATTCTTGGTCTTAATTACAGAGCATTTACGCAAATTGTTATTCTTGGTTCTGCACGTTACCAGTCATTTATGGATATCGCTACTTGGGAAAGACGCGAGATTATTGAAGAGATTCTTGACATTACAGTCTTTTCTCGCATGAATACTGTTTTAAAATCTAAACAAGAGATTGCTAAGTCGATGCTTGATGAAGATGAAAAACAGCTTGCCATTTATGAAACTATGTTGAATGCTCAAAAAGCTATTATCTCTAACATTAATAAAAGATCAAAAGAGTCTACTGAGAAAATCCAAGAAGAGATTGTTAAGACTAATGGTGAAATCAGTTTAACACGTCAAAGAATTGCTGAAATAGATTCTGACATGACTGCAATCCATCAGCCAGATAGCTTGCTTAAAAACTTAAGAGAAGCTGTTAACTCAGGAAAAACAAAAGTAAGAGAACTAGCAAGAATTCATAAAGAAAAGCAAGATCGTATTAGTTTCTATGAAGTTGAGACTGATTGTGATGTATGTGGTCAAGAAATCTCTGAAGACTTTAAAGCCGATAAAATTAAGATTATTGCTGAAGATAAAGCAAAGCTTGAAGAAGCAGTACCTATTGTAAGAGAACGTCATGAAAAAAGCATTGGTGAGCTTGAAGCTGCTGAAAAAGTAGCATCACAAATTCAAGACTTAAAGATTAAAAAGGTTGAAGAAAATAATAATCTTCAAACTCTTGAAAATTACTCAATGACACTTACAAAGAATCTTACAATAGATAATAGTGATTCAGACATGCAAAAAGCTCGTGATGAATCGTTTTATCTTGAGAAAGGCATTACAAATTATAACAAATGCATCATTCAAGGCAAAGAACAACTGCACTATTATGAAGCTTGTAAAATTCTACTAAAAGATACTGGCATTAAAGCAAAAATCATTAAGCAATATTTACCAGCAATTAACAAACTAGTTAATCAATATCTTGAAAAGATGGGTGCTACTTATAGTTTCCACCTTGATGAATCGTTTAATGAAGAAATCAAATCGCGTTACAGAGATAACTTTAGCTATGCATCGTTCTCTGAAGGTGAGAAAATGCGTATTGATTTAGCTTTGATGTTTACATGGCGTGAAATTGCTAAACTTAAGAATAGTGTCAATACAAATCTATTAATTATGGATGAAGTTGGTGATAGTTCATTGGATGCCGAAGCGACAGAAACACTATGGGATATCATCGGAGACATGCAAGATGTTAATGTATTCGTTATTTCGCACAAAGCAAACAATGCTGATAGATTCAGAACCTTCATCGAGTTCTATAAACACGATAATTTCTCTAAAATCAAAGATTCTAAGTAATTCAAGTAAATAAATAAACTATATACAATAGGAGTTATAAATGTCTATTCTTACAGGCGACAATCCATTTCAGGATTATTTTCAAGAACAAGCACTTGTTGAAGCAGTAAAGTCTACTGATTCTATGAGCAAATACAAAGGCCGTGATCAGCTTGTTGTTAACAAATACATTAAACAAAAATTTAAAAAGAAAATCAAAAGCTTTATGGATGAACCATACTTCGATGGTGCCGATTATGTTTGTAAAGACAAGACCATTGTTAAGAATGCTTTAGGTAATTCTAAAATGAAAGTGTCTGACCTTGAAGACGCGTTGGATAATTGTCTTAGCTAATGCCTTTAAAAAAGACTGACGATATTGGAGATTGGATTAAGGATTTTTATAAATCCGATGCTTCACAATTTGACGGCGCTTCAAAAGAAAAGCGACGTAAAATGGCTGTTGCAGCTTATCTATCAGCTCAAGAAGCTATTCAGTCAGTTTTTGAAAATGATGAATATGACGCTGAAGGCAAAATGTCAAAAAGTCAACTAAAGACTATGATTGACGCAGCCCAGCAACTTCATGATATGCTTGCTGATGATACTAATATGCCTGAATGGGTACAAAGTAAAATCACAAAAGCAACAGACTATATTGATACTGCTAGAGACTACATGCAATCTGAACTAGATGCAGGTGATGGTCCAATTGGTGAAAACAAAAACGAAAAATCAGATGGTGCTTATATGAAAGGTGTTGCTCGTAAAGATCAAGATGATCGTAAAGCACACTTTGCAAAGTATGGTAAAAAAGATGATGATAAAGATTCATCTTACAAACCAGCACCCGGAGACAAAGACCCTAAAACGGGTGAGCTAAAGAAAACAAAGCTATCAAAACATACAAAGAAGTATAATCAAATGTACGGTGAAGAAAACGATCAAATCGAAGAAAAAATTGAAGGACTTACAAAGAAGTCCGAAAAGTCTGGTATTTCATATGGCATCTTGAAAAAAGTATATGATCGAGGTATGGCTGCTTGGAAAACTGGTCATAGACCAGGTACTAGTCCACAGCAATGGGCTTTCGCAAGAGTAAATAGTTTCATCACAAAAGGCAAAGGTACATGGGGTAAGGCTGATAAAGATCTTGCTGCTAAAGTTCGTAAAGAACAAACCAACCTTCGTCAACTTGCTAATGAACTTGAAGAAAAGAAAAAAGCTGGTCTTTGGGCTAACGTACATGCTAAACGCAAACGTGGTGAAGCACCTGCAAAACCAGGCGATAAAGATTATCCAGAGAAACTTCCTGAAGAATCAGTAGAAGAAAGAAAATCAACCGTACCTGAACTGATGCAAGTTAATATTGCAGGTGAAGGTGGTGTAACCGTAAAAGCTAAAGATGAAAAAGAAGCTTTGAAAATTGCACTGAAGAAAATGAAAATTCAATCTCGCTTTGCCAATGATAAGAAGTTCATGGCTAAAGTACAAATCATTCCAGCAGAATCTTATGTAAACGAAGGCGTACCAGTCTACGAAAACAAACTGAAAAATATGACTATTCAATTTGCAGACGAAATGCAAGAACTAGTCAAGTTAATTAAAGACAGAAAAAGTAGAATTGCAGTTGAAAAGATGGCTAAGACGGTAGAAAATGGTAATCTAAAAGGTGCAGGAGCAATCTTTCAAAATCTTGATTCTAATACCAAAGCACTTGTAGCTGGTGCGTTTACCTCTTTGTTCGGTGATCGTGTTGCAAAACAATATGGTATTACAGAAGATACCACTGACTACGCAAATTATATTTCAAAAACCCTATACAAATAGTTCTACAAATAGTATAACCTTTCTATGAGAGAAAGCTATCACAATTACATGGGACGCATGATGCGTGCAGACCGTGAGAAAACACGCCTTCGTGGTAAGATCAACAAATACTATTACAAGATCCACCAACTTCAAGAAAAAATAAAGAAGATAGATAATGCTTAACGTCAGTATCTTTACTGATTTTGGTGCAGGTAATTCTTCTGGTCCGTTTGATGCCATGAAGTCAGGTATCGTTTCAACTGGTGATAAGTATACTATCAATAACATGGATGCTGATGTTGCAGTTATTTGGAGTGTTCTTTTTGCTGGTCGTATGGCTGGTAACGAAAAGGTATACAAACACTTTAAAGAGCAAGGTAAACCTGTTATTGTAATGGAAGTTGGTGGACTTTCTAGAAACTTTACTTGGAGAGTTGGCATTAATCACATCAATAGATCTGCTACTTTTCCAACACCTGATTCTAAGTTTCAAAGATGGAAGTTATTCAATAAACCTTTACAAGATTGGAAAAAAGATGGTGAGTTTGTAGTCATTGCAACTCAACGTCCTGATTCTTTACAATGGAAAGGTATGCCACCTATCGAACAGTGGGTAGAAGAAGTAGTTGAAAAAGTACGTAAGTATTCAGATAGACCTATAGTAGTAAGACCGCATCCTAGAGATAAAATAACAGATTGGGACTTTATTAATTCAAAAGTTCCTGGTTTGTACTACGACTTTCCACAACTTGTAGAAGGTACATATGACTCTATGAACTTTTCTGATTTATTAGATAGAGCACATATTGTAATTAACCATTGTTCAAATCCAGCAGTAGATTCAATTATTGCAGGAGTTCCAGTGATTGTAGGAGAAGATTCTTTCTGCTACGATGTATCCACTACATATGAAAACATAGAAAACCCTAACAAGCCAGATCGTAGTGAATGGTGTGAGATGATGGCTTATACAGAATGGTCAGAACCAGAAATAGCGGCAGGATTACCATGGCAGTATTTGAAAAAACATATCTAATTCAACCACGTCCATCGCCAAAGATGGAAAAAATATATGGCGCTTTAAGTGAAGGTTGGCATAATACCCATCACGTAGAACAAGCAAGATTAGAAAAAGATGATCTTGCAGTATTATGGGGCTTGCTACCTGGTAACGATTGCTACATGAAGAATTCATATGTATTCACAGACATGCCGTATAATGGACGTCTAGAA